GTGCTCAACACCTAGCTTGTTGGCCGCGTAATCAACTAAACCTAAGATTCTGCTAGATTCTACCGTGTCTATTTGGTCGTACAGCCAGACCTGACCATCAGTTTTCTTAATTAGCTTTCTGATGTAATCTTCTGACGGATTTTGCAACCCACCCATCTGCCTAACGAGCCTGTTTATTGTTGATTTTAACGGCATCTCCAATGAAGCTATCAGCCATTTGCTTACGGGCATAGTAAGTGCGCATATCTGATTAAGGATTTGCGACTTACCGTGACCGTTAATACCCGTCCATAACGTGACTTCGCCGGGACGCAAAGCGAAATCATCATGCGTCTTAGAGAATGGTAGCTTTAAACCGTTATTAGCTTCATCGCTATTGAACGACTCAACGGCTATATCGGAAAGCTCGGTAGCTGAAAGAATATTTTGGCTTTCTTGTACACCAGTAAATGCTATGTACTCAGGATCTTTCAGTAGGTCAATACTATTTAACGTTTTCATTGGACACCCTCATACTGATCAAAATCAGCAACGGGAGAGGATTCAGACTTTCTTCTTCGCTCCCACGTTCTTACTGCTGCCTTCCAGTCCTTCATCCTAGAACTCCCCACCTTCCAACCCACACTTTCATAGTAATCAACAAAAACGTCAGCGTCTATTATGTTTTGCCGTAACGAACAATACTCAGCAACTTCCTCAGAAGAAGGAACAACAAACCGCTTAGCTTTGTTATTATTCAGTCCTTGTTTATTATCAGTCCTTATTAGTACCTTATTTTCCTGTTCGGGAACTTCCTGTTCTGGATCACCTGTTTGTGGCCTGTCATAAACGCACCAATCGACATGCCCTGTGCTATGCCTTTTCATGCGAATGTAACCTGATTGCTTTAGATTTTTAATAGCAGTTGACACGCCATCTTGCCCTGTACGCTTTTGCTTGGCTAAGTGTGCTAAAGAAATCTGCCAATTGTCAGGCTTGGATAATAGGTAAACTAATAAACCTAAATCCTTCCAATCCAAGTTAGCGTCCTCTATAACTTGATTGCTAATTATAGTGAAATTATGCTCTGGCCTCTGACTACGAATAATCATTTGTAAACGCCAGTCATAACTTCCCTTATAAATTGAGATAGCTTTTCTCGCGTAGAATATCTCGCATGGTCATACCCACCATTAGATATTCGCCTGAGAGTTGGATAAGTCACCCCTGTCTCTTTAACTATAACCGCATGATTCGCAACCTTCAAAAACGATTCAACCCTCTTTCTACTTATTAACATTCTGCCTCTCCCGGTGATTAGTTATTAAATTGTACCTTTATTATCAGATTATTGCAATCTTAATTGCAGCTTTCTCTTTTCTACCCACGCTTTTCTTTCGGTTTCCAAATCTTTAACTGATAACTTCCCGCCTTGCTCCCTTGTTTCTACAGCCATTTCAAGCCTTAAATTATAACCCTGCATCTTGTCATCCACCTGACTCTGATCTTTCTTTTCCTTTTGCGCCATATACAACGGCCTAATATGCTGGTCTAATGGCTTCTCAAATAAATCACTCATTGATAAGCCCATAGCTTCAACAATATCCATTGGTGAATGTCCTGCATGACAATGTATAAGTATGCTCCCTGATGATAGTAGCTTAATTGACATCTGCCCCGTTGATGCGTGACCGCACGGGCATTGCGCCCGCCACGAATCACCACCAGAAGCTCTAACTTTTTCTAAACGTGCAAGCAGAACTTCAACACTCATTAATCACCATCCTTCACAAACTTGCCATCAACCATACTACCCGTGCGCTGGCTGATTGTTTTATACGCTTGCTCCACACATGTCTCCATATCTAAACCCCATGCTTGCGTCTGCATGACTAAGGTTACAAAGATGTCACCGATAGCATCTGTAATTTCTTCAACATCGCGCTCTTCAATAGCTTTCCGTAGCTCGGCTACTTCTTCTTCAGTCTTTTCAAGTTGAGCCATAGGCACTACGTAAGGAAGGATACCTTTCTCATGCCCCCATTGTTCAATAAGCATTTCTAATGTATTTAATCTCACCACTTATCCCCTTCTGTTTTTTCCATCAAGTCAATCATCTTGTTCAAGTACCACCGAGCTTTCTTAGCGTCTTGAAGCGGCTTGCCTTTAGTCCATAATCTAGTGCTTAGATACTTGAGTATGTTTCCGTGACAGTAATGTATGCTGTCCCATTCACCTAGAACGTCCACAATGTAGTCAATAGTTTCAATCTCACCTTCATTGTAGTGAGCGGGGTTATCTACCTCGTCTTCACCGCCAAAGATTGGTCTTTCATTTTCATCTAACTTCCACTTGTAATCTTCAGCTAGATCAGCAGCATCTCGCAATGCAACAGCAACTATTTTGTCCCACTCCTCTGGAGTTATCTCGTCTATAGCGGACATGTTAATCCTCCACCATTATCACGCACTCATCCCGGAGCTGAGCATTTACTTCATTACATATATAGTACGTGTGAACAAAACTAGCAATACATAGGAACGTATGAATAAGGCTTGAGACAATAATTAGATTCTCGTTACCAGACATCGCGCCCATAAAAAAAACTATTCCACTGCCTAGCATGGCAAATCCAAACTCTTTCCTCCCTAAATAGAAGTAGTGAGCGCCAATTCCACCAAGAAACGCGCCTATTAAGTACGCCGCCAACATGCTTTTCTTTTTAGAGTTATACAATACTTCAATTTTCACTTCGTTATTAATCATAGTTATTCCCCGTTAATGATATATTTTAGGTCTGCTGGCGTGTCCAGCCTTAACCCGTACTCATGCAGCATGAACCTATCTATAGTGTCTAGAAATTCACTAAACGTTTTCACATTCATCTTCTCGGTCTGAGCTATCAACTCCCAGAACTGAGTTTGATAATCTTGCAATACAGCAGGATGGTCTTTAATCAATACACAATGGTCGTCGTGATCTTCAAAGAAAATGGCGAAGTCCTCATCCTGAGCAATCAATAATGGCTTCATAAATCTATGCTTCCAGTACAAATTCCATTGCTCTTTATCTCTACCCTTTCCTACGCCAGCCAAATCCTTTGCCGCCTGTCCAGCCCATAACCATCTCAACCTAGACTGTGCCGCGCTTCTGGCTTCCTTCTGATCCATAATAGTAACAACCCTTCTGCCTTCAGTATCTAAACTCTCTATGTCTGATATACAATTACGCCTAGCCTCATCAGTTGAGATTACATACCGAGACTTCATTGAGCCTTACCAAAAAAGAAATTGTGCAACGCTTCCACATGGACGTACTGAACCCTATTATCTCCACCCTCTATCTTTATAAGCGAATGAATAGGAACACCAGTAGCCTCGTTTAATGCCTTCTTACTGGTCACTTCAACCAGCTTCTTTACCGTGTCAAACATATATTACCCTCTATTTGTAGTCTACACATCGACATCTTAATGTTTTGCCGATGAAGGTCATCATAAAACAGGTGAATATCAAAGTCAACAATGTATTTCAAAGTAAAAAAAATATATTCTGACAGGCTAAATGTATATAGGGAGTAATAGTTAATATCCCACTGAACGTCCTCTAATAGCCTTTTAAGCCATCTTCTCCTGTTAAAGGTAGTAAGGTTAGGTTATTGGGAATTTTGTGCGTCAAAGGGAGTATAGGTATATGCAAGCGCGACTCCGAAGGCCACCCCTCGCCTGCACATAAATAAAAGGAATAAAATCTCTCCTGAAAAACAACTTAAAACCATTGGTATCATTGACTTCAGCTTCAATTGATAGGGGGTATTAACTGTTTCTTTGAGATGATGGGGGGGTTTTTGTTTGTGTGTTAAACCATGTATTCATTAATAGCTGTTTGAGCTGTTAAGGTTTACTTGATACTTACAGCAGTACACTTTGAAAAGAGATCGGTTGTTCTTGCTTGGGTTTCTATTCTATATAGTAAGGGAGTAAAGGCACACTTTCACCGGAAAAGATCGGTCATTCTATTCTACTATTAATAAGCGCTGATTTGACTGTAATCTTCAGATTATTGAAACAACCTAAAAAGTCTATTGGATTGTAAACTGTTGGTATAGCTTGCTTTGCATCACCTATTATATCATTAAATAAGGTTTTTTTCTGTTTTTGCTTGTTTTCTTTTTTTCTTTAATATTATAATTTGTCAAACGCCGACACTTGTCAGCGTCTGTAACTAACCAAAGGAAAACAACATGGAAATCAGATTCCCAATAAGATCATCAATTGACATTATCATCCGCTGCCACGATGCAGACGTGCCAGCAAAGTGTACCGCTGCCCTAATTCAAGACAGTGCGGCTTATGGTATTGAGAGCGATGCTATGTTGGCCGATATATATGCCGATACGTTACAAGCGAAGTCAGGTCTAAATGACGAGATATATCAATACAGCCGCAAGGTATTAAATGCACTAGAACAGTCGTTGGGATTTTAAATTTAAATAACTACTAACTAACCAAAGGCAATCAAAATGAAAAACGATATTCAGCAAGAAATAACTCAAACCATTATTGACATGATGGAGACAGCAGGCACGGGATGGGCTAAAGAGTGGGCCGCTATTGATGCGCCGCATAATATAGCAAGCGGGAAAAACTATTCGGGTATTAATACCATGGTTTTATCATCATCTGCCGTGCGCGGTGGTTACTCTTCCAATATATGGGGGACTTACAAACAGTGGGCTGACAAAGGCGCGCAAGTAAAAAAGGGAGAAAAAGCAACCGGCGGCATTTTCTACAAGACATTGCTTATCAAAGATAAAGAAACAGACGAAAAGAAAAAAATCCCAATGCTGCGAGAATTTAAACTATTCAATGCTGATCAAGTTGATGGATATGAGATACCAGCCAGAATAGAGCGCGAAGAAATAGAGCGTATTGCTGCTGTAGACAAATACATTAAAGCAACTGGCGCATCAATTGGTCATGGCGGTGATAGTGCTTTTTTCTCTCCATTTGATGACCGTATTCAAATGCCAAACGCCGATACATTCACAAGCGCTCAAACGTATTATGGTACGTTGCTGCATGAGCTGACACACTGGACGGGCCACAAGGCAAGGCTGGATCGTTTAACTCATGCGCGCTTCGGATCTGATGACTACGCAAAAGAGGAGTTAGTTGCAGAACTTGGCGCGGCGTTTCAATGCCAATCGTTAAACATAACAAGTGAACCGATGGAGAACCACGCAAAATATTTGAACGGTTGGATCAAAGTGTTGAAAGCTGATAAAAAAGCGATCTTTAAAGCTGCTGCACTAGCTCAACGTGCTGTTACATTCATCGAGACATTTAGCGACGAAAGCGAACTCGCTCAATCAGCTTAGGTGATAGCGTGAAGCTCGTTATATTAGCGGGCTTTGCAGTATCATCTTGATGCTATTAAATAACCAAGGATAAAATCATGAGATCTTACAGACACGCCCGCTTTGATATTGTTTCTTTTTTTGATTTAACTGCTGATCAGAAAAAGGATTTTGATTATGACGGCAGCGAGGAAGGTAGTTATTGCGTAAATATTAATGATGATGATGATATACATGATCTCGGCAATTTTATGCGCACATCTGACAATCGTTATGATGGTATTGCAAGTTGTACTAATACAAGCGCCCACGGTATTGTTCTATCCAACTGCGGCGAACAAGCTGTTATCGCACTAGTAGGCTAAAAAAAACCTAACCAACCGGAGTATATAAAATGTATTATGAGTCAGCAGAAAATCAAACAATCAGTAAGAAACGCGCCATTCAAGAACTAGCAAAGCATGGCATTGACGACGCTACCGAGTTTTTCAATGACCTAGGCAACATGGCAACCTATCAAGCTCAAACTGTTCTCGAATGGCTAGGCTATTAATTAACCAAGGATAAAATTATGAAACTATTAATAAACTGCTCACTTTTTGCCATATCGATCACTATAATAATGGCAGTATTTATTCATCATATTACTTTGCCGATAGTTGCTTTTAATCAATCAGGTGATTGTGTTTATATCGACACGGAACAAGGCCGACAAACTTGTGACATCATTCCGAATAAATACATAATAGAGCGAGTACAATAGCAATAAATAGAAAAGGCCCATAACGGGCTTTTTTTATGCCTTAAATTTGGTCAATATATGGTTGCCTATGGCAATAGGTTTGAGCGGCTTAAAATAGCTTTTACGGCCGTTTAAAGGGGCATTAATACGCTTTTAAGTGGTTGCCTTATTGGTTAAAGCCTTATCGGTTAAAGCCTTATCGGGAAAATAAGGTACTAATAAGAACTGGTATTAAACAAGAACTGAATATAAACAAGAAGTGTACAGGCTGTACGTTTTTGTGTTTTCTGTATTTGCATTATCATTTTTACTCATGTATATTGGAAATAGCTTTCACAAAAGCTAAATTAAACATTGAGGAAATAGATTATGATTAAAAACAATACACCCTTAAATGATGACTTTATAAAGCGCTTTGTTTTATATTGCGTGGAGCGTGGAAAGTTTTTCAAGTCTACGCCGATTGGAGACCTACATCTAACAATAACTGATGATGGTTATCGTGTAGATCTTGAACGCAAAAATTACGGGAGATTAGATTAATGAGTAAGCATAAAGAAGAAAAAGGCTTTGACGATGGCTACAAAGGCTTAGATATAGCAATGCCAGATAATTCAGGCTATTTAGCTGCTTATGGCAGAGGTTATGAACAGGCCGAGAAAGATAGCTATTTTGCAGAACAATGGCTTGAAAGCAGCACTGAAGATAATTTTAGTAAATAAACTGGGGAATAAAATGAGTAAAGAAAA